ACGTCTTCTGGACGTCGGAGTCGTACCAACCTTTGCCCGATACCGCCTGACCCAGCTGATAGCGAACCTCGTCCTCGGCTGCACGCGCAGCGAGGTCGAAGTCCTCGGCGTTGAACGGGTCGAGCTGACGCCCGTGCTGGGCGAGGTGGTTCTGTTGGTGGAAGGCCGCAATGTCTTCGATCTTGACCTTGCGCCGAGGATCATCGGGCGCGCGCGCGTCGACCAGCGCCTGAATTTGCTGGCGTGCTTGCTCTCTCTGCTCGGTCGGGTTGCGGTAGGCAACGCTGCTGCCGACGACAGCCTCACGAGGCGCTGCGGGCAGCTCACCCTCTGGGCCTTCAGGGCCCTCTGGTCCGCGCGGCGGCCGACGACCACCACCGCCGATGTTGCCGAGGTTCGAGCCCAGCACGTTGGGGTCGTAGGACTCGAGCATGCGGTTGAGCGCGTCTTCCGCAGTCGGCAAAGCCCGCTTGAGAGCGCGACCGCCAGCCGCCGTGAGCGGGAACGCCTCAAGCGCAGACAGGCCGACCTCTGCCGCACCGAGGCCCGCAGTCAGAGGATCGCCAGCGTTGATGCCGCGCTCGAAGGTGCGGGCGCCTTCCTGCCCGCCGTAGATGAGCGACAGGGGCGTGAAGTCGGCGAGGCCGATGCCGAGATCGCTGGTCGATTCAGGGTTGCCGAGAGCCCCTTCGGCGAGATCCCGGGCCAGAGAGCGCGAGGCGCCGAGCTTCTGGAGCCCCTCTTCGAGCGCGTAGGTGTGCTTCTCGCGAAGGGTCGGCTCATACGCCTCCAGCGTGCCGAAGCCGATCTCGGCGGCTTGCTCGGGCGTCATGTAGTTGCGCGCCCTATAGGACGGCAGAGGGCGGGTGATGTTGGCCGCCGTCAATTCAGGCTGGCGGAAACCGGCGGCGAGGTAGTCCTCGTAGTCACGAGGCATCTCGCGCTGGAATTCGCGCAGCTGGGACAGCCTCTGCTCTGGCGTGATGAAGCGATCGGCCCACTCGTCGTAGACCATGCCGTCCTGTTCGATCGGGCGATCACGGCTGGCGTCAGCGCCTCGAGGCCCGTACCGCTCAAGCAGCCGCTCCAGATCGACCGAGCCGCCCTCCTGCATCGGGATGGACAGCGTGTTGAAGATGTTCTCGCTGTAGGTCGAGGGGTCGAGGATGCCGCGAGAGCGCAGGAACGTCTCGAGCAGCGGCATGAGCTGCGTGCGGTTGCGACCGACGACGTTGTACTCCTGCGCGAAGGCCCGGGCGAGATCCGCGTAGTTGGTCGGCATCGTCGCGTCGTCGCGGTTGCCGCGCATCGCAGCCTCGGCCGCATTGCGGGCGAGCGTGGCGTCGGTGCGGGCGAAATAGTCCGCGATTTGCGTTGGCGTGTAGCCAGCCTCCATCAGGTTCTCGCGCTGCGTGTCGCGGCCACGGAACAGGCCAGCCTGATAGCCCATCTTGAGATCTCGGCCGATCGCGCCCGGGATGTCCATCAGCGTCCCGAGGAAGCCCCGTGGTTGCGACGGCTGCGACACTTGCGACACCTGCGACAGGGGCGCCACGTTGTCGTTCAAAGGCCTCGACGTGATCACCGACGGCGCAGGCATCGGGCCCATCACAGGCTCGGCCACGGCGCCGATCGGCGAGGACAGATAGGCACGCATCTGGGGCGAGATCGGGTCGACGTAGTCGTCGTCGTCGTCGTACCTGACGCTAGGACCAATGCCCATCTCGGGATCGCCTAAGTCGTAAACGAAATTGCCGACGCCAGTGCCGCTGTAGATTCCAGCAGGAGCGCGGTCGTCGCGGATGGATTGCCCCATGAACCCTGTGCCGCTGTAAATTCCGGCAGGCGCACGATCGTCTCGAGGCGATCGGTTGACGACACCCGTGCCGCCGTAAGTGCCCGCAGGGGCCCTGTCATCCCGAACGGTTTGAGCACTCACAGCGGGGCTGACAGACCGCGAAGAAGTCGACCCGTCATCTCTTGTGAGATCTGGGTATCGTTGCGCTAAAGATCCGCCTTGCCCGCTAAACGTGTTGACGCGCAGATCACCAGCCCTGTCGTAAGGGCTAATCGTTTGACCGACCCTCGTGACGCCAGCAGACCGCATCGACGCAGCCGCTTCGGCTCGAGCCTGCTTCTCCCGCTCCTTTGCCGCAGCAGCCTTGTTGGCCTCGGCCATCGCGCCCCAGCTGCCGCCGGGGGCCATGCCCTTGACCTCGCCGCCCTCGGCCCACTTCACCTTGTCTGCCCAGTAGGCCGGGCTCGACTTGCCCTTCGCGATGTTCTTCGCGTGCCGAGACTTGAAGCTCGCGCGCTTGTCCTTCATCGCCTGAGACTCGCCCGCCTTGGGCTTGCCTGCGGTCTTGGCGCCCTGCTCGCCGAAGCGCAGGATCTTTTCCTTCCCGTCGATCTTCGTCTTGACGACGTGCGACTTGGTCGGGTGCCCGGGCGTGCGGCGGGGCTGATCGAGCTTGAGGCTGTCCTTGTCGATGCGCTGCGCCATCACTTGCTCCTGAACCGCGCGGTCTTGGCCGCGATCTTCTTCGGCTGGGCAACGAACTGCTCGCCCTTCGCCTTGCCCTCACGCTTCGCCCGCGTCGTCGCAGCGTACTCCTGCGGCGAGAGCGCCTTGATCGCCTTCTCGGGGAGATACCGCTCGCCCGTCTCGGACGACGGCTTGCCCGACTTGGTGCGCCACTTCTGGTCGCCCCAGTCCTTCAGTGACTTCTGCGGCGCCTTCATGTGTAGCTACCGCCTTTTTCCTTATATTTCTTCGCCAGCAGCTGCGCCTTGCGCCCAGACCACTGACCTGCGGCGGTGCCGTGCGTGTCGGACGCCTTGATCTGCTCGAAGAGCTTCTTGCGCATGCCGGGCTTCGTGTAGTTGCCGGCCGCATTGACCTTGGACTTCGTCTCACGCGGCATAGGGGTTCACCTTCCCTTTCGTCGGCGGCGGTGGGGCATCCACGTCGCGCGCCTGTGGCAGCTCGAACCAGCGACTGTCTCGCAGGTAGATCACCGCCTGCGTGAAGGTGTCGACGTAGTCATCATGCTCCGAAACGGGGAATTTGGCAAGTTGCTTCAGGAACTCCGCAGCCCAGCTCACGGGCTGTCCCGGGTTCTTCCCCGACTCGGGAATCCACACCAGCCCCAGCTCAAGCGTGGGCGCCGCCTGATGCGCTCGGCTGACCTTGTCGGCCATGCCCGGGTTGTACGGGATCGCCGGCACCTTCGCGAGGCGCAGATCCTGCAACAGCGACTGCCCGCTGGCCTTGGCCTCGACCAGCACCCGATCAGGGCGACGGGCGCGGCCGAAGGGGGACTTCTCGCTCATCCCGCCATACTCGGTCGACCACTCCTTGATCGCCCGGGCCCGAAGCTCAGGGTAGGACAGGTGCTCGTCCCATGCGTCGATCAGCATGATGTGGCGCTGCGCCTCATGGGTGAACACGGCCCAGACGGTGCAGGCGGTCGGGTCGCCCGAGGTCTTCTCGGTGAAGGCGCAGTCGTACGACTGGAGGATGTACTCGAACGGCGGCAGCGCCTTCTCGTGCGGCCACAGGTTGACGAAGCTCGTCTTGAGGATGCCGCCCTCTGCCGGCGTCGGATCTTGCTGGAGCTGGCCTGCGGTGCCGTAGGTGCCGAGGAGCTGCTTGAGGTCGGTGATCTCCTTCTCGCCGAACCGCTCGGGGCAGATCAGCTCGCCGACTTTCGTGCGCGGGTCGTAGGGCCCGAGGATCGTCGTCCTGCGCTTGCCGTCCCACTCGGCCGGGATCATCAGGTGCTCCCACCCGCCGATGTCGTTGAGGATGTGGCCGCTGATGTCGCGCTCGTGCAGGCGTTGCATGATCGTGACCATCGCATCCCGCTTGGGATCGTTGAGCCGCGTCGACCAGACGGTGTCGAACCAGTCGAGCGTTGTCTCGCGGATGGCATCGCTCTGCGCGTCCTGCGCGCTGTGGGGGTCGTCGAGGATCAGGCGAGATCCGCCCTCGCCCGTCGCGGTGCCGCCGACCGAGGTCGCCAGCCGGTAGCCGTTCTTGTCGGTCTCGAACCTCTGCTTGGCGTTCTGGTCGCCCGCGAGCTGGAAGAGCTTGCCGAAGTGGAGCTGATACCACGGGCTCTGGACGAGGCGCCGGGCCTTGAGGTTGTCGCGGATCGAGAGCGCGGACGAATAGCTGGCGCAGAGGTACTTGTGGCTGGGGTCGGCGAGCCACTCCCACATCGGCCAGATCACGCTGACGATCGTCGACTTGGAATGCCGGGGCGGGATGTTGATCAGGAGCTTGCGGATCTCGCCGTGGCTGACGGCCTCGAGGTGCTCGCAGATGATCTCGATGTGCCAGCTCGGGATGAAGCGGATGCCGGGCTCGACCGTGGGCCACGCCTGCTTGACGAACTCGTAGAGGTTGGCGGTGGCCCGCCGCATGACCTCCTCGCCATCCATCCTCTTGAGGATATGACGAAGCAGCGCGCTCATTGCGGCTCGTTTTCGAGCGCCTTCTGGATCAGGGCCCTTGCCGTCGCCAGCTCCTCATCGGAGAGGGCTGAGAGGTTCAGGTCGAGGAAGCCCTCGTGCTGCTGCTTGATCGCGCCGCCGTCGGCTCCGGTGATCTCCTGCTTGACGGTGTCGCGCCAATCCTCGGCGAAGCGGTTCTTCATCTGGAAGATGTAGGCGGTTGCGCTGAAGCCCTGCACCCCTCCGAAGGTGGCGATTCGGCCCTGCTCCTCCCACCAAGCCTGTGATTTCATAAGTCCAAATCTTATGGCGTCGGAAAACTCAGGGTTGCTTTTCCTCCATTCGTGGAGGGTGTCACGGTGAATGTTCAGGGCATCGGCCATTCCGACGAGGGTTTTGCCCTCTGCTCCGCACTGGATGACGATCTCGCACATGGCGGGTTCGTACTTGGTCGGGCGGCCTCCCGGGTGCTTTGCCTGTGCCTGCTGGGGAGCGGGCTGTGGCTTGGTCTTGCGTGGCATGCTGCGGTCCTCTGTGTGGTCCGTCAATGTGTGCCTTGTCTCATGTCTGGGGTGATTTGTCGAGATCACAGGCCGAGGGCTTCTGCCTCTCGGATGCGGACCTCGAAGACATCGACGCCGCGCAGCTTCGCCATCACGGCGCAGTGGTGATCGAACTCCTCGTTGGTCATGGGCTGAGAGAGGGCGATGCGGTTCTGGTCCTGCGACAGGGCGAAGCCTTTGAAGCGGGCGTCGCGGTAGGATGCGAGGGCGCCGATCTCGATCAGGTGGTAGGTGATGTCGGGGGTGTTTGCCCACGGCAGCGGCTTGCCGGTCTGGGCGAACCAGTCGGCGGCTTGGTCGAAGAAGTCGGGCTTCGC